GCAAAATGAACGTGGTTCAAACGCAAAATTACTAGAGTTTACAGGTTCAAACAGAAATACGCTCAAAAAAGCTATTTCAAACCTAGTAGATAAACGCTACCTAACAATGCACTCCAAAGGTCGTGGCGTTTGGTATTCGAAATTTTAACAAAAGCTTGATTTTTACATGCTCGTCATGTATTATGAATGAACAAACCCCCTAGAGATTACTCTAGAGGGTTTATTAAATAGTCTGCTGAGCCGTTAATTCTGCGGACTATTTTCTTTTATGTTTTGTTGAATCAACAAGCACATATGAATTTCCGGATTTTCCTGTTGGTGGCAATGTTTTTCCTGCTACCGCAGTAATTTCAGTATTTGAAACAAAACCTCCTCGAGGTCCAACTTCTTTATACTGTCCTGATTTTGGTGCTTGCATACCAGGTTTTAATTTGTCTGACATTTTACAATCTCCTTGTCAAGTCTATCCCCCATACGACTATTGGGTTCGTGCAACATGAATTATTATAGCAGTTTTTTAAACGGGCATGTGGAAAATCCCCTGTTTTTAAGAGTTACATGACAAAAATGTTACAATTTTTTATATAAATTCAAACAAAATATGATTTTTTACTATCCTAGTTAAGTTTTGACTACATTATCTTTCGAATATCTCCAAATTTTACCATCTGAATAAAAATAATACTGTTCAAATGACTCAATTAAAAGTTCACTGATAAATAACAAAATAAAATCAATTAATGACCTACAATTATCTTCTATATCATTAATCAAAGCTCGTTTTTCATAAGAATCAGGAAATTTTAATTCCCAATTCGGATATTCAAAAGTTCTATCCGGCAACAAATAAAAATTATTGATTTGAATGGATTTTTTATGATCTGGATGTTCCAAAGCATTTCTTACATCAACAAGTTTAGACAAAAATTTTTCATTTTGTTTATTAACAAATTGAGCTAAATTGCTATCACTTTTAATCAATCTTTTATTTATTAAAACCTCAATTGCTTTGCCTATTCGTTTATCATTATTCATAATCGTTGTTTTGCTATTTTTAGATAAAGAAGTTTTGTAAAAAGCAATTGTTAATCGAGAAAGTTTGTTCAACAAAGCTCCGCATTCGGTAATTATTATATCCTTAACTTTCTTTTCTAGATTCGGAATAAAAGCTTCTATTTCGAAATTATTTGCAGTTAAAGGAACTTTCAATTTTTTCAGTTGTTCATTAAAGGAATCTACAAGGTCTGCATACGAATCAGCAAATGTTGAACAATTTAGTAATATTTCAAAAATAATACTTTTAACTTCTTCCATATCTGCATTTTTTGAAAAAGTTATTGCCTGATATTCTCCAAAATGTTTTTGATTAATGCCATCCAAAAAACCAAAAACTTGATTAACTAATACATCATTAGTACCTTTGTGTAAAACTTTCACCTTAGTATTTGGAGATAATGGGAATTCGTCATTTTTATCCCTTTCTGTCCCCATAATAATTCTAGTGATGCAAGTTTCACAAAAAGCATACAACGCTTTATTAATTACTATTAATGCTTTCACAGGACTTTCCATTTCCATGCTAAAAGCATTCTGTTTATAACTAGAAAATTTTGAATAATCAGGTTTTCGCATAAGGATTAATTTTATTCAACAACATTCGTATATGTTTCATCATAAATATTTTGCAGATTTTTGCCTTCATATGTCCAATATCTACAAGGTGCTACATTATACGGTAAATCAAGTAATTTTCTTGTTAACGCAGTTAATGAAAATTCGACATCTTCAAATGTAACTTTTTTAATCCCTGTAACAGTAGAAGTAATGTCTGAATTTTTAACATAAACTAATGTAGAACCAACAGGAATATTCATTTCTTCAAAATTTAGCATTGGTCTATGAAACTGTTTTGGAGCGTCTTGTTCTTCTTTTGAAACACCTTGATTAAGAGCTTTATCAACGTCAAAAGTTAGTTCATTAATCGCTAATTCTTGCAACAAAGGAATTACTTGATCAGGCTCAATGTTAAAAAACTCTCTTTTAGGATTAACCCTATTATTCCTAAAAGCGTTATGAATAAGTGATTCAATTCTAGAACAATCACGAACTTCACCCGCCCATAAACATTCAAATGGGAAAGGAACTCCTGTTGAATAAAGTTCTGACATTCTAGCTTGCAAATCTTTTCGTTGCGTTTTACCGATCTTGATAAGATTTGGCATTGCTTCATTTCTTAATACATAAACAATTTCATACTTTTCAGACATATCCACTCCTTTGTTGCCTATATAATAGCATAAAATGAGTATATTTAACAGTTTTTGTTTTTATGGTAGAATTGGGTGGAATAAGGAGTGTGAGAGTGTCAATACTTGAATGGTTTGAACATTTAAACAAAATTCATACGAAATAAAGGCAAGGTGGTAGTAATGTGGAAGGATATTTTAACAAATAGTTTGACGCATGTGTGGGAATGGTTTGTCTTGATTGTTCCAACTATTGTCTCTTTAGTTCTTACATGGTATCCTTCAGATAACTTGAATAACATAAGTTCAAAAGTTTTTATAACAATAATTATAATTTTATTCATATCTTTGGCTTACACAATAAAGTTATTAATAACAACAGTTCATATGATTATGAGTAATTATTCAAGTTTACCAAAATTGAAAACAATAAAAAGAGAAAGACTTATTTTTACCCCGTCAGATTTATTTGCTCCACAGACATCTGTTGCTATTTATTATAAAGATGATATCGAAGAATTTATTGCGTATGGTACGATTGAAACAATAACAACATCTACAAGATATATTCAAGTAATGGTTGAGAAATTCGTAAATGAAAAATGGGATATGGATAAATTAGAAGAAATAAAAACTAAAATCATTATAAAACCATCAATACCAAATTTTGAATGCAGGGAGGAGTTTGCATAATGGCAGAAAATACACCAAAACCTACAAAAGTAGCTCAAATTGTTGATGAATATACTATTGTAATTAATAAAGGAACTAAAAACAAAATTTCTAAGGGTGATATGTTTCTTATTTATCGATTAGGAGATGAAATTATAGACCCTGATACAAAGGAAAATTTGGGAAATCTTGAAATTGTCGTAGGAATGGGAAAAGTAGAACATGTTCAGGATACAATGGCAACTTTGACTTCTTGCAAAACAAAAAAAGTTAAATCAAAGACAATTAAGAAACTTCCTTGGAGTATGGGGACAGAAGAAATAATTGAAGAACCTGAAATCTTACCATTTAATGAACCGAAAATCGGAGATTTAGTAAAAAGGATGTAATGGTACTAAAACAAACAAGTATAATCCAAACAAAAGGTGTGAAGTATGTTATTTAATAAACGGTTATTGCAAACTCATTTAAACAATTTTGATTATCCTGTTGGTTTTGATTTTGAAAAAGTCCAAAATATCTTAAGATTATGGCAAGAATCTATTAAGAACGGTAATTATGACAAAACAAAAGAAACTCAGGTTCAGGCAAAATTCTTAACAAAGTTTTTTAATGAAATTCTTGGTTATCAGGAGATGCAGGAAAGTCCTGCTGAATGGTATTTGATTAATGAAGCAAAAACCGAAATTGATGGAACAAAAGCGGATGGTGCATTAGGGTATTTTTCAAAAAATGAACAAATAACTCGTGCAGTCATTGAGTTAAAAGATGCAAATACACCATTAGATAAAAAACAATCAACAAGAAAAGATTATGATTCACCAGTTAGCCAAGCTTTTAGTTACTCATCAAAATTTGACCGTTGTGATTGGATAATTGTTTCAAATTTCAAAGAAATTCGTTTGTATAATAAAGAGCGTGGACAAGGTTATTTTGAGAGTTTTGAAGTCTTAAATTTGGGTGATGATAAAGAGTTTAAGAAGTTTTATTTTTGCTTATGCAAAGAAAATTTGTTAGATAAAAGCAGAAATTCATTACTCGATAGGCTAGTAAAAGATACAAGCAAAAATGAAGAAGATATTTCAAATAAATTCTACAAGGACTTTAAGGCTTTAAGAAAAACTTTGTTTACTCACCTTTGCGAAAACAACCCTGACATAGATAAAAAATGTGTGTTGGAAAAGACACAAAAACTTTTAGACCGTCTTGTTTTTGTTATGTTTTGTGAGGATTCAACAATCAATTTATTACCTGCAAATACGTTAAAAAACTACTATGAAATAGGTAAAAACTTACCTATCCCATCTGATGAAAAAATGTGGTCTATCATAAAAGGCTTATTTGAGTCTATTGATAAAGGTAATAATAATGTTAAACCACCAATCAACAGATATAATGGTGGATTATTCGCTTATGATAATATTTTAGACAATCTAAAAATCAAAGATTCAGCTTGGGAAGAAGTCATCAAACTTGCAAATTATGACTTTGAAAGCGATTTGAATGTCAATATTTTAGGTCATATTTTTGAACAATCATTGAACGATTTAGAACAAATAAAGGCTGAAATTGACGGTATAGAACAAGATAATAAAAAATCAAAACGTAAAAAAGATGGTATTTTTTATACCCCTGAATACATTACTCGTTACATTGTAGAACAAACTATCGGAAAATATTTGGAAGAGAATCCAGACAAATTAGAAACAATAAAAATATTAGACCCTGCATGTGGTTCAGGAGCATTTTTGAATCAAGCTCATAGTTTTCTTCAAGAACAATACAAAATTAAAACAGAAGAAAAAATCAATGCTACAAAAGCTCTAAAACGTGGTGGACATGAATTTGTGAAACTAAACTTGTTTGAACACCAAAACTTGGCTGAAGTGGATCGTTCAATATTGTTGAACAATATTTATGGTGTTGATTTGAACTCCGAATCAACAGAAATAACAAAGCTCGCTTTATGGTTAAAAACAGCTAAAAAAGACCAACCACTACAAAATCTTGATGCCAATATCAAATGTGGGAACTCTTTGATTAATGATCCAACTATCGCAGGTGAAAAAGCTTTTAATTGGGATGAAGAATTTAAAGACATAATGTCTGAAGGTGGTTTTGATGTAATTATTGGTAATCCACCATACGGTGCATCATTATCACAATTAGAAAAAGGTTATTATCAAACAAATTATAATGACGTTATTATCAGAACATTAAATACATATAATTTTTTTATTTTGCAAGCATCTAAATTATTGAAAGAAAATGGATTTTTATCGTTTATTGTTCCAAATACATTATTGTATCAACTTGAAGACAAAAAAACTAGAGAGCTCATCTTGTCATTATTTGAAATTAAAGCCATTATCAATTTAGGTGATGGGATTTTTGAAGATGCTGATGTACCAACTTGTATATTTGTACTAAAACGGAAAGCAACAAATTCAGATTACAACTATTTAGCATGTGATTTAAGAGATTTTGAATGTGCAGAATCTGAAATCAATTTTAATGCTCATTTTAATGAAGTAAAGGTTTCGAGTATTTTTTCTAATGAAGATAAACAATTTGTTGCAAACAATCTTTCAGCTAATTTGTTGACAAAATTATATACGAATGCTGAAAAACTTGAAAAACATATATTAACATCCAATTATGGAGTAACAACCAGTAAAAATCCTGTTTTCATCCTTGATAAAAATACAGCGTTAAGTTTCGATATTGAGAAAAACGTTCAAAAAGAAATTTATGAGGGAGCAAATATTTCAAAATATTTCGTTTCTTACGCAAACAAAATAGTCGTTTTAATTCCTGCTTGCGAAAATGTTGATTTATATCCAAATACAAAAAAATATTTGTTAAACCATAAAGAGACATTGGAAAAAAGAAATACTGATGCTCCATATTATGCTTTACATAGAGAAAGAACACCTGAGTTATTTTCTGCAGAAAAAATTATAATGCGACAAACAAGTGACAAAATAATTGCTACTATTGATTCAACAAGCTACTACTGTTTGGATAGTATTTTATGCATAAAGTTACAGAAAAATATTAATACGAGATTTATTTTAAGCCTATTAAATTCTAAACTTTTTGAATTTTTATATAATGCAATTGCTCAAGAAAAAGGTAGAAATTTTGCTCAAGTAAAACCAAATAATATCAAAAAATTACCAATTCCAAATACAACACCTGAACAACAACAAAATCTTGCAAGTAAAGTTGAGCAAATGATGGAATTAAATAAACAACTTCACGATGGAATTGATTCTGCGTTAGAACTTATTCAAACTGAGTATCAACCAAAGAAAATTTCGCAAAATTTAGAAAAATTCTACACTTTAGGTATTCACCCGTTTATTGAAGAACTTGAAAAGCAAAAAATAAAACTTTCCTTAACTCAAAAAGAAGAGCTTATTATTTGGTACAAAGAAAAATCAGATAAACTGAACAAAATTAAGCAACAAATAGATGCTCTTAATAACGAAATTGACCAAGAGGTCTATAAACTCTACAACTTAACAGATGAAGAAATAAAAATTATCGAAAATAACTAAATTTGAAAAATTCAGGTTAACTTGTGTGAAATATTTTTGTAAAAATGATATCATTGCAGATCAATATATTACAGTGGCCAAGGTCGATTCCGCTTAAGAGCAGCTGATTTACATTTGAATTTCATTGAAAATTTGCCATTTGTTTTTTCTATATCAGCTTTTAATAATTCCTTAATCGCTTCAAAAATTGTGAATAAAATACCGCCTAATAATAAAATTAAAAACAAAATATCACCTATGATTTGACAGAAAGAAGGAAAATAATCTAGCAAAAATTCTCTTATATGTTTTTTAAGATATTTTTGAATTTTATACAAATAAAATGAAAACTGACTTTCATTTTCATAATATAAGTAGGAATATAATATTTGTGGAATTGTTTTATAATGTTGGTTAAAACAGGCTACAACATCATGATTCGAACAAATTTCATTTTCTTTTCTACCATATACATAATCCCCAACTTCTGATAAATAATTTTCGCAAAAAGAGTACAATTTATCATAATCTCTAGGTTTTATCAAAAATTTGTTTTGTTCAATTTTTGTTAAAAAATCTTTTTTAATAGTTTCATATTTCTCTTGAATTTCAATAAATTTCTCGACTCTTTTATTTTTAGGTTTTGAGTGTCTTGCTATTGTATATTTTTCTGTTAATTCAATGGTTGTTAAAAACATTGTATTAGTTTTTTGATAAAGATTTTCGTATCTTAATTTAAATAACTCTTTTCTTGCAGTTTTTTCTGCTATTATATTTTGACCTCTTGCGGCAAGCCACGCTAACAATCCAATTAAAATTGTTGCACCAACTTGTAAATACAATGCAGGAGCCTGTTTATCAAAATTTAAAAATATCGAAATTATATCAGTCATAATTGAATTATAGCATGAGTACAAAATTCAAAATATGTCTCCAAAAATCTACAGGCATGTTTTTTATTCTGAAAATCTTAGCTTTGATAGGATTTGAAACATTTTTTCTTATTTAACTGAATTTCCATCCAAAAAATTAAAATCATAGCAAACAAAAAGTTTCATATGTTCTCACTTTTTAGAAAACCTTTCTAAGACTTTTGGAGAAAAACCCAGATTATTGGATAATTTTTGATGAATTATTCCTAATTCCATTTAATAAATTTTTATAATGTTCTTCAAATCCACTTTTGCCTTTTGGGGCAATACTTTTTGGACATGGATCAGCAACACAACAATAAAACGTTTCGTCTGAAGTTGGAAAAATTGCAATATATGGGATTCTTAGCTTATAATGACAAATGATTTTTATTAATACTTTAGGAGACACATATAAAGTAGGAAAATATTTATCAATTGCTACTTCCTGATGTTCTAAAATATTTCTGATAAATTTATTAGCTAAAGCTCCTGTTATACCTATTTTTTCATGCAAAACATTGGCAACTCCTGCGTGATCCAAGAATTTTGATATAACTGTGTAAAATTTTTGATACTTATTTTCACCAGATTGAGCTCTTAATAAAGCAATATTTGATATTGTTTTGATTGAACATTTTGGATTTTTACATGTATAACGAATTATTTTATTTTTACCGTAATATCCATGCCGTTGTAAAATTTCTCCACATTCAGGACAAATTTTTCGTTCAAATTTTGATTTTTTATTGTTCTTTTTCGTTTTATTTTCATTCTTTGCCATACTAAAAATAAAACACACGAATTATCAGAAATGTGGGTTTTAGAAGAATTGTTACAAAAATTCACAAACTGGTTAATATCCTTTAATAACAGGAGTTTTAGCTACCTGAGCTAAAAAGTTTCTTTTTTATTTTCTAAAAAATTTCCCTCGAAATGTGCCACAAGATGATTTAACTACATGTGCGCACACGAGGTTAATACAAAAAATAAGGAAAATGAAAAATGAAAAACAAAATTTATGATTTAGAAGCTATGTCATTAGCTGACACATTAGAATTATTACCAGAAACATTAAAAAACCACTACAAAAATACTTCTTTCATTGATTGGGAAAAAGCAAAAAAGAAGTATAGTTCTAATATTAAATGGGCTGATATCAGTAATATTTTACAATTTTATATTGGAACAAGACTATCAGAACAGACAGAACAAGAGCTTAAAGAAAATATTTTCACAATTGAAATCCCCGAAGAAATGGTTACTTGTATGAGCTACATTAATCAATTAAGTCTTGTTTTCAGAAAAGGTGATTCTTTGTTTAGTGTCCAAATTGACCGTTACAGAAAGTTAACTATACAGTACATTGGCGAAGCATATCATGATTGTTTAACTTGGTTTTATGATATTAAGAATCTTTTATGTACAGAAGGTGTAGTGAAAGATGCCAATTATTGTACTTTTTGGGGGATAAGCAATGACTATAGAGAAGTTTAATGAAATTGAACAGTTGCAATTAACTTCACTTGTAAGGTTAATTATCCAATCATTATTAAAATGATAAATTCAATGGGGGGAATATCCCCCCATCCCCTAAACGAAAGGTATATAATATGACAAAATATATAATCAATGAAAATAATTGTTTGGTGTTCTATTTCACAGATAAAAACGGTGATTTAAAGAGTGCTAAATGTGCTAATTATTCACTTGAAAATCTCGTTATTATGAAATTTATTACTAACACTAAAAATCAATTCAAAGTAGCTGAAAAACGAGTTTTACGGCTAACAAAAGAGAGTAACCCACAAGAAACTTACATCAAAATCATTGATGGTAATGATGAATTTGACCTAAAAAGCTTTTTTAATGTCATTCATAAAGACACAATTGGGCTAGTTGAGGATTTTAACCGTAAAAAGTTCCTGTTGTTGATGGAAATGCTCAACCAAAATCCTAAAATTATTCATATTTATTCTAATTTTGGGTATCAACCTAGAGAAAATTCATACATTTTTAGCAACAAAAAAGTACTAATTAATGAGAGAAAAATAGAAAATTATCCTTTATTACCTGATAATTTACCACTTACCGAACAAGAAAAACTCCAAATTCTCTCAGCAAATGGCATTGTGCCTAAACTTTATGAATGCGAAAATCCTAAAATCGTTCTTGAAGAGTTTGTCAATGAGGTAAAACGAGTTTTTGATGCTCCAATTTTAATGGCTATAGCTATTGGATTTGCTTGTTGCTTCTTTGATCTTTTCATTTCAAAGGCGCAAGGTTTTCCATATATCATTTTTTATGGTGAATCAAATGCAGGTAAATCAACAATTTTACACATGTTAGCTGCTTTTTATGGCATAACTAATATGACAACTTTAACAAGTGGAACATCAACAGGAGTTAGTTTGAGGGCTCAACTTGAAAAATACAACAATTTTCTTGTATTTTTTGAAGAAATTGACCGTTTCAAAATCCATTATATAGAAGATTTAGGCAAAGATAGTTTTTCAGCTAACCCACGCAAAAAATCTTCTAAAGATGGTAAAGAAATTATTACTGAAATCAACTCGTCTTTTTGTGTTGGTACAAATCATTTCTTTGAAGAAATGACTTTTGCTAACTTTTCAAGGTGTATTCCTGTGAATTTAAGACGTGGCAAGTTTGATTTAAGCGATTTTAAATATCATTCAGCAGATAAGTTTGAAAAGCTTTCAAGCTTTCTTCCTGAAATCTTATTTTATAGGGATAAAATCTTGGATATTTACCAAGAACAGTACAAAATTGCTCAAAAACATTGTAGTTTCGCTAGAGTTTGCAACAATATAGCGATTGGAATGGCTATCTGGATTGTAATTAACGACATTTTAGGCAAAGAGGTCGTTAATACTGAAACTTTGGTTATAGATTACCTTGATTATTTTGAGCAGTATCTAGATACTGAGCTATCATATGGCGATGTTTTCTTATCAGATGTATATAACTTGTTTTGTACTGAAAAACTTGTTTATGGTAGAGATTTTGTAATTACAAAAGGTAAGTTTTTACGAATAAACCTCACAAAATACTGTGACGTTTTCAACAGTTCACATGAAAATAAAAAATTAACCCCTGCTCAAATAAGATTAAAACTAGCGAATGACAAAAGAATGGTATGTTTGAAAGGTTCAGATATGAAACCCATTGGAAAAGCCATTAAAATAGATATTTCGCAGAATGAAATCCTTTTGGATATTCTCAATCGAGTTTCTAAACACCCTGAAGACGAGGAGAGTTCCGATGAATGAAAATTTTAAACACCAAACAGCTTTAATTTATGTTCGATTGTCTAGTAAAAAACAAGAAGACGGTATGTCAAAAGAGGTGCAAGAAGAAAAATGTCGTGCATTTTGCGAAAAAGAAGAAATGAGTGTCAAAGCAGTATATTATGAAAATAAAAGTGCTTTGCATGGTTCTAAAAGACCTGTTTTTGAAGAAATTCTTGCGCTACAAAAGACAAAAGATAGAGTTGATGTCATTATGGTTTACACTTTAAACCGTTTAACAAGAAATCACCCTGATTTTTATTTTATTCGGGAGTTAGTGGACAAGTACAACACTAAAATTGTCTTTGTTAAAGAAAACATGGTTATTCAAAAGCCGTTTAAAAGCTATGAAAAGTATTTTTTCAATATTTTAGTAGCAAATGCTGAATTTGAAATTGAGCATATGAAAGAAATTCGCAAAATCGGCTTATTGGCAAGAGCAAAAACAGGCAAAAGACCTTGTTTAGCACCTTATGGATACAAAACATACAAAAATAAGCTTGTAGTTGTACCTAATGATGCTAATTTTGTTAAAAAAGCCTATGAATTGTATGCGACAGGCAGTTATTCTATAAATTCGCTTTGTGAAGAGCTATATGAACAAGGTTTTTACTACTCAAAGCAACCAAACAAGAAAATTCCTAGAGCTTCGCTTTCAAGTATGCTTAAAAACCTCTTTTACACTGGTTATTATACATTTCCAGATTGTGAAGGTGAAATAAAAGGAGCGCATAAACCTATTATTGAGCGTGAATTATATGACAAAGTTCAGGAAATGCTCAGTATTTCAGGTTATGAAAAGATAAAAAAGCATCAATTTCTTTATTCACAACTTTTAACACTCCAAGAAACTGGTAAATTAATGACAGGTGAAATCAAAAAGGGGCAATATATCTACTACAAAGCCTATGATAATGAGAAAAAATATCACTGCATTAATGAAACCCACGTTACAGAAGCAATTTTAGAGTATTTTAAAGAAATTCGTCTAAATCTTATCCCTAAAGAAATAGTAAAATCCGTTTTGAAAGAGGAATTAAAAGACTTAAAACAAGAATATTCAACGCTAAAGCGGAATGTAAGTCGAAAATATCACAGAAAACTACGATTAAACGACTTCATAAAAAAGGACAAAATAGATGATACAGATTTCATTTTTGATGAACTTGAAGACATTGAAAACACCTATGAAAACTTGAATGAACGAATAAAAGAAAGTGAAGAACAAATTAGACAAATCACCTCAAAATGCGAAGATATTATGAAAAAACGACTTTACGACATTTATATTCAGCTTAATTTTGAAAATCAAAGAAAAATTCTAGAATTGGTAAAAAGTAAGCTAGAATTACAAGACAAAAAGGTGAAATTAACCTTTAAATCAGCATTTAGGAAGATACGCCAACGCTAAACTTTATCTTAAATTTCAGTTGATACATAATTTTCACAAAATCTGAATTTCAACCCGCACTTAGTGCGGGTTTTCTTTTGTAAAAAGCAGGAAATCCGTATATGATGCTCACTTTACTTTTTTGAAAAATGAGTAAAAATTAAAATGTTGAAATTCAGAAAAGTTATAAGGAAATTCAGATATGGAACACAAACAAGTTGTTATTTATGCACGAGTTTCTAGCCGTGAACAAGAACGTGAAGGATTTTCTATCCCTGCACAACTAAAATTACTAAAAGAATACTCTTTAAAACATGGTTTTCAGATTGTTAAAGAGTTTTCAGATGCCGAAACTGCTAAAAAAGCTGGACGTACTAATTACAATTCTATGCTTGAGTTTTTAAGAGCTAATCCAGACATTAGAACAGTTCTTGTAGAAAAAACCGACAGACTTTATCGTAACTTTAAAGACTATGTTACCCTTGAAGATTATGATTTAGAGGTACATTTAGTCAAAGAAGGTACAGTAATTAGCAAAGATTCAAAATCACACGATAAATTCATACACGGAATTAAGGTTTTGATGGCTAAAAATTATATTGATAACCTGTCAGAAGAGATTTCTAAAGGATTACACGAAGGGTTAGAACAAGGATTTTGGCCATTTAGACCACCTTATGGTTATGTTAGAGGAACAAAAAAGAATTTAAACATAGATAAGGCAAAAGTTATCTTTATTAGACAAGCTTTTGAACTTTTTGCAACTGGTAGATACTCATTAAGAAAGCTTGCGGAGAAGCTTTTTCAAGATGGTTATTATTACCAGCCAAACAGACCTAAAATTACTGCTTGTGTGCTTGAAATAATGCTTAAAAATGTCTTTTATGTTGGGCAAATGAATTGCAATGGTGTGCTTTATCAGGGAAAACACCCTGCAATCATTTCTAGAGAAATTTTTGATAAGGCTCAATTAGCTTTTAAACGTACAGATAAGTCAAAAGTACGCAAAAATTTTGATTTCTTGTATCCGGGAATCGTTAAATGTGGGGTTTGTGGTTACTCATTTTGTGGTGAAAGACAGAAAAAACGTCATATTTATTACAGATGTTCGCATTTTGATAGAAGCTGTCCTAATACTAGCTATATTTCTGAAAATGACCTAACTCGTTCTTTTCGTATGCATCTAAAACGTATAGCCTTAAATAAGGATTTGTATGAACTGTTAAAATATTCTCTAAAATCTTGTCTTGGTGATGAGCAAGAATTTCACAAACAAGAAATTTCACGCATAAACAAAGAAATGGAAGATTGCAAGGAAGTTCTCAAAAAGATGTATCTTGATCAAGTTAATAATGTGCTTGATTATGACCTTTGGGTAAATCTGAAAAACGAATATGAAGTAAAATTGAGTAGGTTAAGCGTAGAATTGCAAAAACACAACATTGCTAATACAAATTTTTTAGATGCAGGGCTTAAAATCCTTGATGTATGCCAAAAAGCAACCTTACCATCAAGCGAACTTTCACCTGAAGAGATAGCACAACTAATTAGAGAAACATACCTAAGTGCAACAGTTAAAAATAAAAAGGTTAAAATCCTTTTTAAAGAACCATTTGCAGGCATTGAAGACCTCATAAAACATGCCAAAAAAGAGATCGCAGAAGTCGGACTGACTGAATTTAAGTCTGCAATAATTTCTTCGCAGGATAGATGTATTGAAAGCATTAAAAAAGAGCCCGAAGGCTCTGTTTTCAATAGTTCTATTTGTTTTAAATGGTGGAGGTTAAGTTCCAATGTTCGAACTTTGAAAAATGGATTAAAACCCTTGCAGAATCAATGAATAATCGAGAAAATATTTTAATTATTGAAAGATTTATCACTTTAAAAAACGAATTAGATTTAATCGCTTAAATAAAAAACCAAAATTCGAATATTTTTTAAAAATAAAAATCAAATTAAATTCAATGACATCAATGTTTTTGTAAAGTTTTATAAAATTTGTTTTTATTGCCGAAAAAATTTTGATAATTCCCGAAAGTTCAATAAAAACAAAAGAGAAAGGAAGAAGCATTGCCGAAAAAATTTCGGAAAGTGAAAAATCGGGGGACTAAAAAAGACTCGGCGAGCGGGACAACAACCCCCGAGCGTTTTCAACCTCGGCACAGTACCTATTCACTTAAAACACGCACGGAATGGGCTTTTCACGGTTCAAAGCATTTAAAACCTCTGCCAACGCAGGGCTTGAAGTTCTTCCAAGAATTTCGGCACGACCGAAAATAATTTTTTATTGCCGAAATTAAAAATTAAAATGTGTAAATTCATTTTGATTAAATGTGTTGAAATAAAATCAAAATCGATTATAATAAAAGCAGAACGAACAAGAAAAATAAAGAGGGTCGCCGATGATTTTTAGAAAATACAAATTTGAAAAAGAGAACGGAACTACTGTCCTCCGCTACTGCGTTGATGAACACAAAGCCCAAATATTTTCCGAAGATTTGTTATTGGAAGAAGAACACGACTTGGAAAGAAAGTTGGAACTTATAAGAAATTTTTTGGAATATACAAGGATGCGAATAAAACCATTCACGGAAAAAGAAACATTAAAAGCCTTCGGGAAAGTGGATGAACAAATCGCCGAATATTACAAGAGCAAATTCCCACGAGGGGGAAGCCGTGAGAACGCAGGAAGAAAACAAGGTTCTACCCAAACAAAACCAAAGAGCCAACGAACCGAAAGATTTACACAAGCCTTGACGAAAGAGGAAAACGAATTTTTAAAAGAAGTTCTTCTTTATTATCGAACCGATCAAGAAAAAATCCAAAAAGCCCTCATTCCTTTTATAAGACAAATCGAAGCGAAGTTCGGCGATGATGTGGAAGGCTTGGAGAAATGGCGAAGAAGAATGGCAAACACAAACCCAGCGATGTTGGTTTACACTCTCGAACATTTTGCCCTTTGGGGTATTGAAGATTTAATCCCAATCGGATTAAAGAAAGCAAAAAGGAAATAATATGACAAAAAAGAAATTTAAAATCTATGAATTTGACGAAAGTTCTTCTCTTGAAAGAGATGTTATTGTCAAGGTTAAAGTTTCAGCCAAAGCCGAACACTTATCTTTGAAATGTCGAAAACTTATGTTTCAATATCAAGAAACACTCCAAAAATTGATGCGTGAATTAAGCAGGGACAATCCCGATATTAGTTTTAACGACTTCTTTTATGATGATTTCGGGAAATTCACGGGCGAAATTATTTCATAACAAAAAAGCCGACCTCGAAAAATATCGAAGTCGGCTTCAAAGATTTTTTATTCAGACGAGCGAGAACGCCCCTCAATCGATTTTTTATATACAAGTAATCATTTTTTTATAAAAACCCCTCTTATTTTTTATCCTAACCCCCTACAAATTGATTTTTTGATTAAGTTCGAACCCTTAATTTTTGTTTTCGAACTTTTTTGGAATAAAAATTCGGAATATTTTTCATCGAAAAATTAAATTTTTGGACGGTATTGGACGGATATTTCCTCAAATTTAATTAAAAAACTATAAGTAAACGCCCCAAAGCCCAATAAAATCGGGGTTATAATTTCAAGAATAAAAATATTCAAAAATTAACATCATTGGACGGCGTTGGACGGAAGCCCAATAAAGCAGAAAACCGTCCTTTTATAGACGGTTTTCGACGCTCGAATTACTCCAACAATCTTTCGAAATGGTAATCGAACATAAAAAAAGGAAGCCTGCAGAACGCATGCTTCCCTATCTTTCTCCCAAAATTCTCCCCAAATCAAAAGAAATGCCCGAAACGATTTCTCGCTTCGGGTTGCCTTAAATAAGAAGAGAGAGCCTTACTCCTTCAAGTTTTTAATCCGGCAGGGCGAAACGCCCCACCAAGTTTCCGAACGGCAAGCCGTCGGCGTGTAATTTGCGACGAGGGAATTTCTTCCCCCGATGTTCCGAAGAACGATTAAATCAATTTTTCAGAATTGAAACGCTTGATCGCTTCCCAAATTGCATTCGCAAATATTTCGGGTTGAAGAACGAGCGAATACAAATCGTCTTTGTTCGAAATAAATCCGAGTTCAACAAGGATTGCAGGGGCTTTTGTTCTATTAAGAACGGTCAAATCTTCTCGTTCTTTAATTTTTCTATCACGAAGCCCCGTCGCTTTTACGAGTTCATTTTGTGTAATTTCGGCGAGTTTCTTCCCTTTTTGCGAGCCTTTACAATAAAAGACTTCAACGCCGTTCGCTTCCTTGGATGAAAACGAATTACAATGAATCGAAATAAAGCAAGTCGCCCCCGATTTGTTTTCCAACGGTGCGATTTCGAAATGGCTTTCTTTTTGTTGGTAAAATTCCACGGGATAACCGTTCAAAATAAGCCTGTTATATAACATCAATCCGACGATTGTTGTAATGTCGGCTTCTTTTATTCCCGTTGGAGAAATTGCCCCCGAATCGGTTCCACCGTGTCCTGCGTTTATAAAGATTTTCATTCTTTGTTATTCCTTATTAAGATATTTTTAATGTCGTTGATGCCCCGAAATAACTCGGAAAATTGCTCTTTGTTCTCGTCGAATTTCTGAAAAACGGTTTTGAATTGATTGTCCAAGCCCTCTTTAAATTGGCTAAAAACTGCCAAAGATAAGAAACGGGCTTCGTAATCGCTTCGGATTGTTTCTTTCATTTTGTTTAATTCTTCATGCGTAACAAAAGCCCCGCTTTCTCCGAGTTCTTTAAGAAGATCTTTTTTCGCTTTGTTGATGTCAAGTGGAGTTGCCAAGATATGATTTTTAATAAGCAACGCCACAAATCCAATAATAAAAATGGTTAAAAGTGGATAAGATTTTATTAAGTCGAACACTTATTCGCCCTCCACCCTCTCGTCTTTTGGAAATTATCAACCGAATGTTTCATCAACCAACGATTTCCTGCAGGAACATTTGAAACATACAACATTCTTTCAAGAACCATTGTTGAAAAATAACGGTCGTAATTAACAAAATGTTTATTTTCACACATCAAGTCATGCACAAAAGACGGAATCAAAAATCTTGAATCCGTTTTCGCCCCGATCAACCTCCAAAACATTCGAGGAATTGAAGCCCCGTCCCAACGGTAGTTCGGTTTATTTCTGAATTGATATTTTTTCGCTTTTGTTTTGTCAAAAAGTGTAATCGTAATTTGTTTTTTATGTAAAAACGGCATTTCGCTAACATCTTTTTTCTCTTCGTCCGACATCTCGGGCGTTGGAAACAAAACATCGGGATCGGGTTTTTCGGAAAAGAAAATCGCCATATTTTCGTCGTCATACCATTTAATCATCGTCCGTCCCTCCGATTTCTTCCCCTGTAAGTTCGGAATATTTTATTTTTGCTTCTTCAACTGCCGCCGTATATTCGGGAAGAACTTCATCCAATAATGAATGAATTTTCGTGAAGAAATTTAACCCCAAATCGCAACAAACGATGCGTTTTTTCAATTTTTTCGGATCGCTTGAATTTAAACACTTTGTCAAAGCCTTTTCAAAACTGTTCAAGGCATCAACGATTCGGTTGTATAATTTTTCGTAAAGACTTTTCCCGATTGTTGAAATCTTTGATTTTATAATCTTTGTAACAATCGGGGCAAGATATTTTGTGATTAAAGCGATAGCGACTTTAATTTCCATAATTGAACCTCCTTAATTTTGTTTATTCTCTTAATTTCTTTTTGAAATATTCGATTTTGTTTTCGGCGTAATCGATTTCTTTTTGAGCGTTTTCAATACCCCGACGGCATGCTTGAATAATGTCCTCGAATAAAACAAAATCACATCCACAATCAATGCAATGCATTTGAAAGAAGCAACGCTCGGAATCTCCTTCGGAAGTTTCAACGATTTGAATTGTTTCGCTTTGACATAACGGGCAATAAACCCCGACATCGAGCCGAGGTTCTTGGCGTTCTTCTCCCGAAAGAATTAAATCGATTAACGCTTCGTCGTTTCGTTCGGTATATTGCCGAATTTCGTTCACATCAGACATTAACCAACCTCCGATTTATCAAATAGTTCGCCTTGTTTTTCTGCCCATTCCCCTCGAATGTATTTAACGGCTTCGTTCCTTAAAACATCGAGTTCCTTTTTCATATAATCGGGAACCTCGAAGCCTTGTTCATTCTCAATCATCACATGCGGCGTATTGGTACACCAAGGAGTCGGGCATTTTCCGAGCGAAATTTGTCCCGAAATAATAACGCCGCCTTTTTCTGAAAAATTGACGGTCGTAATTAAAACATCTTCTTCCTTTTCTTGGATCTCCAAAATTTCACAAAATCCCTTCGCCAAGTCCTGCATTGCTTTCAAGAATGAATCAAGGGGCTTCCCTCTACCTTTTGAAAGCGTAATATTGTCGGCGTTGGATGTGTTTGAATTAAAATCGATTTCGGGAATATTTGTTTTTGCATCGATTCTTATTTTTTTAATAAATCCTTCGAAATTAGATTCGAATTTTTGTTTAAACGGAACAACCTTTCCCGTTGCTTTTCCTGTTTTTCCTTTTGCCATAACTCTTTCTCCTTATTTGTTGAATTATTCTTCGTTTGTAATAATTTCGTTTTCTACTTCGAAAACGCTTGGGTTTTTGTCGATAAACGCTTGTTCCACCATTTCGGGCGTAATGGTTATATCTTCAACCGTTATTGGCATTAACTTTTTGGCAACGCCACAATAAACCAAATTACAATAAGTAAGTTGAATTTTTGCTTCCAAATTCGATTCAAGAAAAGCGTTTATTTGTAGTAAAGAAAGCCCGAAACCTTGAAGAACTCCGATAAAATCAAGAGGAGTCATTGTCAATGTTTCAATTTTTTGTCTTGCTTTTATTTCTTCGGCTTCCTCGTTTGTTATCAAAGCCCAACCTTCGGGAATTTCCCCAAAATTTTCAATCGTTTCAATTAAAGCGTTGTTGTTTTCAAATTTCATCATTTTGTGCGTAAAGCGATAATCTTTGAAAGTTTCCCATTCTTGAAGTTCTCTATTAAAAACAGCGACTTCCGTTTCTTTTGTTTTTGGGGGTTTTATGTCGGTTCGGTTGCTCGTTTTTTGAGTTTCGAACGGCATTTCCATTATGTATTCCCCTGTTTGTTCGTTAAATTCGTAAAGCATTTTTGGATCTCCTTTTTTATTTTGTAAACACTCCGACGGGCGTGCCGTCTTTTCATAGAACCCGACCAACTGTCGAAAGATTGACGAAGTTCACTTGGTTTCATTTCGCCTTTTTCAACAAATTTAATCATTTTTCGGAAACGCCTTCTTGCCCTTGTAATACTTGACGAACAAGGTTTCTTGATGATTTTATTGTTTTCGACAACTTTGTATCGAGTTTTTAAAAATGTAATTGTTTGTTTTAAAGAAATAATTTTGGTTTTTCGTTTATTAACAACGATTCCGAGTTCCTCATATTTCGTAAACAAAATTTCGGAAAATTCTTTTAATTTTTCTTTGTTTTCGCAAATTATATAAGAATCGTCCATATAACGACCATAATATTTGAAACGATTTTTAACAAAATGGTCGATTTTGTTCGCATAAATTATGGCGTTGAATTGACTTAATTCGCTTCCAAGCCCCAATCCTTTTTTGTAAGCCGTAACCGCTTTAATTAAAAGCGTTCTTAATTTTTCATCGTGGAAATGTTTATTATAAAACTCGATTAAAGGCTCGTGCCTTATGTTTTCAAAATACTTTGAAAAATCAATAAGTAAAATATACCCTTCGCCGTATTTTCTCAAAAATTCTCGTAAATGTTTTTCGAATGTTTGTTGAGCGAATAATGTTCCTTTACCCTTTTGGCTTGCCGAATTTTCTTTAATTAAAGTTTTTAAAAATCTTTCCAAAGCAAACTTAAAAACAAATTTTTGAATAAATCTTTCGAAAAAATGTAAACTTTGGATTTCTCTTGGTTTTCCCCGTTCTGATATATTGAAACAAATAAAACCTTGCCGAACATCAACGCCGTTTATTAAGTCGTTTTTGGCTTTAAAAATTCTAAAAAGTATGCTTATAAGAAATCTTTGAACACTTTGTTTCCAAGTGAGCAATTTAATCGCTTCTTTTGCGGCAACATACAAATTTTGAAGCGTTGCAATTTCTTCCATTTTAATTTGTTTTATTTGTCTTTTTGAATTTTTTCTTTCTCGCCTTTTTCCTCTTCGAGTTTGTTCCACTTTTAAAAATCCTATGTTATGTCGGAAAAATACAAATTTTTCATTTCTGAAAAATACGACCTTTTTATTTTTTAACCCCGTAAGCCTGCAAACATTGAATAAACTATAATTGGCGAATTTATTTATAATGCAACTCTAATATTTCAAGGGCGAATCATTTGCAAGCCACATAACACTAATTTACAAGGGTTTCCCTTGAAGGTCTTTCGTTCCTTTCAAATAAAAATGCATTGATTTCACCCCTTGGGGTTACTTTGTCGAGCCATATTGAAATCCGAAGCACGCCGATATATTCGTATTCGTAGCCGTGTTGTTGTTCATATTGCCGTTGCCGTTCACATTGCAGACATTCGAAGCGGCATTACCGGAAGGACTAACAACGAAAAACCTTTGAAAAATTATTTACAAACGGGTTTGTTATATGTTCGGGTTTTGGGTTTAATATCTCTTATTTTTTCAGCATTCCGCCAAGAAATTAAGAGTTTCAATTCTTCGCATAAAAGCGTGATTATTTCGTCCAAACTGTCGATTGTTACGGTTTCGACCGTGTTTTCGAGTTTTACGATTAAATTTTGTAATTGAAAACAATTCGCAATCGCTTCGGATTGTTTTGTTTTTCTCAATTCCAAACCTTGTTCCGTTTCGGCTTTAATTGAATTAGCGAATGTTATATTATCCACCATTTCGTCGGCTTTATTTATTAAAGGAACGCCGATTAAAAGCCTGTATTTCTTCGGAACAAATTTTTCTTTTGTTGCGTATTTTGTTATTAAAGTTTGTATTTTTAAAGCGTTTATTTCAAATTGAGTTTGAGTTCTACTTCTGAAACGCTTAAAAACTCCGCTCATTTGTTCTCCTTTTTTAAATAAATCCGTTCGCAAGAAAAGCGAACGGATTATGGATTATTAGATTAAGCAACTCGAAAGCCGAAGCACGCCGATATAACCGTATTCGTAGCCGTGGGGTTGTACATAGCGCCGTGGCCGGACACATCGCAGACAAACGAAGCGGCATAACCGGAAGGACAACAAAGCCAATAATTAGAACGCTTGTGAGTATCTGCCCCAAGTTTAACTCTTGTTTGTTGTCTAAATAACGGATACATTTTGGATAAATTACGGGTTAAGTTGTCAATATTTCCTGCTTCCCCTCTATTGTAAGAGTTTGGCTGATAGCCACAAATCTCGACTTCGTGAGGAAGCCAAACTTTTCCATAAGTTCCCCATTGATTCCCCGTTGGTTGAACAGTTTGTGCCGAAGAACTGTATTGTAATTCATACCACATTCTTTTTTCGATAAGAACACTTTGACAATTTGACGGCAACATTTGAAGAATACCACCCGAAGAACAGTTTAAACCGTGAGCCAAATTTCCTTGAGCCGCAGTCGAATAATTGTTTACCCCGTTCAATATAGCGAATAGTCTTGAAGAACGAAACGGGTTTTGTTCTGCAGAAGTTCCGTTGTTTGTGTTTCCACCATTCCAAGTAAAGCAAGTTTCAAGAGTTTCGAGAGAAATAAAGTCGATATGATGTGGAATTTCTTCGTCGCCCGATCTGTAATAAGTGTCAATCCCTGCAACTTGCATTTTGTGTTGTTGATTTGTTGCGATAGTGTATTCGCCCCCGATTGTTCCACCTTTAAGCGTTACGGGAATATAATCGCCAATATGAATGCCTTCAAAATTAACGGCTTTTATTCTCGCTTGGATCCACGACCATTCGTCGCCGCCATACTCGTTTTGAATTTCTTCGGCGTGAACTTGTGTTAAATCAACGCCCTCATATAACCCGTCCAAGCGTTTAATAACGGCATCGAGATTAGAATCTTTAATTCCTTTCGCAAACTCGATTGAGCCGTCGGCGTTGATGTGAAGTATTTCAAGCCAAGAGTTCGGATCGGATAAATCGGAAACATTTTCTTCAACAAGTGATTTATAAAAATAAACCACATCGCTTTCATTTTTAATAACAATAGCGTTTTTGTTGTAAATGCTTGTATTTGTATATAATACGGGGGCAATATTACCCAAAGCCGACAAGAATTGTTTACTTGTGTTGCCGTCCTCGAGAAGATTGTTTGGTTCAAGTCCAGCCAACTGCAAAACTTGATATAATGAATAATACAAATCTTGCATGTGTTCGGCGACGGCTTGGGTTCCGTCTTGTGTACCCGGACTCGTTTCATTTTTAAAAGCCCCGAACGGTTTATTTACCGATTCGGCTTCTGCAGGTGAGTAATAAGACATTTTTCTCATTTTAAATTCTCCTTATTTTTAATCAATTATTTTTAAATTACAAATAGCGACCGTGTGAGCAGGTTTCTTTTGTAATACAATTTTCGTCAATAATTCATATTGCCTTGAAGTAATCGGCTCGTCCGATACAATAAAGAAGCAATTATCCGAGCCACCTTTTATCCCATATTGAACAACCGAATCAATGGTCGAATTATAACCTCTATATCCAAAAGAGCCATATTGTGAAACACCCCTGTTTTGAATATTGCACGGATCTTTTTTCTCGCTTTCCAACTCGATCGCCCCGTTTCCAATTATTCTGCTTGCGTTTAAGCCATAGCGAACAAAGTCGTTTGTTTCGTTCAAGGTTTTATTATATTGATAATTGCCATACATAGACAAAGAGCCTACATTGATCGCCTTTTGGGGAACATTTTCAACAACTCGAACATTTATTCCCATTTTCCTTAAAGAATTTTCCAAAGATTTCCAATTTAAAGAACCTGCAAGAAGCCCCCATTGTGCTTCAATGTTTATCGCTCTTTCTTCCAAGGTCTGTCCGTCGATTCCGAATATTTCGAACAACTCTTCGCCGTTCAATATATCGTCCTTTAAAACTTTGACCGTCGGGAAGTGTGAGAATTTCAGATTCAAAAACCTCTCTTTTAATTCCGAAAATGGAGAAACAAGTAAATCCAAGAAATCAGACATAAACCCTGCAGGAGTTTTAAACGCTCGCCCTTTTCCTAATAATTTTTTAAAAGCAATTTCAACAATATTTTTCATTTTTAATCCTTATTTTTATGCCGTGTAAACTGTTGTATTGTTTATTTTTAAACTCGACAAATAAGCAAGTTGTCCGATTCCGAGAATTGCTTCGTTTATTTCTTCCCCTTTTGAATCTTTCAATACAAAATCGACGAAAGTATTCTCCCCGATCGTATTATTTATTTCGCCCGATAATTGTAATTTATTGATTTTCGAGTTCGAAGCAGGATAATTCAAAACAACGAGGTTCGGTCTTTTTGAATCAAGTTTTTGAACCAATACTTCTTTAATTTTTGAATTATATTCCGTTGAGGTTATCCCGTTTATTTCCACCGAAAAACCGATATAATTCGGCTTTAAAAGTTGAACTTTCGCATTCATTGGTCGTCTATCGTGAACGCCTTCTTTTGTTCCTTCAATAGATTTTGCAACTGCCAACATTTGTCCCGAACCCGAAAATTCGGAAAATTGTCCGTTCTCCCATTTTGGGAACGGGTTTGGCGAAATATTTCCCGACGGGCTTCGATCCAATCCACTTCCCTCTGCTATTAGATAAAGACTTACAATACCGTCCGAAATTATGTAAGGCAATGCATCAACAATTCCAGAAACTTCCGTCGCCCATAAATAATAATCTGCGGCACTTCCCCCTTGGGCTTTATATTTAAAGCGATATAAAACCCTTTTTCGATACGCTTCAACATCTTCGTTCTCGGTTCCTTCGATTTTGATTTCAGTTACAACTGCAGTTGAAGGAATCCCGTCAAGTGGATTTGCGATGTTTAATACTGTATCGACGGGAAGATTTCCAACGCTTCCCGAACTTGTGCATTGAACGGTTGTTTTAATTTGCCCTTCTTCGGCGTTTACTTGTGAAACGGTTTTAAAAATTAAACCCGAGTTCAAATCCTTGTAAACCGTCCCCGAAACCAAATAAGAAGCCGTTACTTTATTTAATAAAATTGTTAAATTTGCGTTTTGCCCTTGGTTATATTCAACCCCGATTAAACTTCCCCAAAATTTCAACGCCGGAAGTTCGCAAGTTTGGGGAAATAATTGTTTATAAACCCAAACGGATAATTGCCACAAAGTCGCCGCAATTCCTGCGATTGCATAACCGATTGTTTTAATGAATGATTTTTCGAGAAGTGGAGTTGTGTCGCCATATTTACTCCTTAAAACCGTATATTTCGACATAAAAGAATCGAAAATTTCTTTTATTGTCTTTGTTTTGAAATTAGCCATTTAAAACCCCCTTATTTCGCTTTTAAAATTTTCTTTTGATTTTCCCAAACAACGGCGAAAGATTGATTATTTCCCGTCGGTTCTTGGATTGTGATTTCGATTTCGATTTTATTTTCGGCATTTCCATAAGCGAAAGTTTCAACGGAATCTGCAACGCCTTCGTCGAGCATCCATTTAAGAGATTTATTCGCTTTATTTTCAACCGTTTTTAAATTCGGGGTTGTGATCGGAAGATTTAACGCTTCTTCGAACTCCCCGTCGGTTTGGTATTCTTCAAGAGCGTTCGAGAAATTATCGCCACCGAATAAAGATAAATAAACGGCGTTGTATAATGTCCCGTCGCCTTTAAGGTCGCCACCTAATAAAACAACTTCGGCACCGTCGCCGTTATCTTGTAACAAAACATCCATTTTTTAAGATCCTCCCGTCGCAATACCTTTTGTAAATGACGGTTTATCAAGAACGCCATTCATACCGTCGTCGGCTTCAATGTGAGCCGCCGTGAAATTGCCACCGTGAACCCAATCGCCCGAAGATGTAATCGAAGTCGCTTCGATGTTTAATAAATTCGAAACGCTTAAATTTACATCGCCCAAAATAACGATGTTCAAATTCTTTGAACCCGTGATTTCAACGGTTCCGTCATTCTTTAAATGAAGTTCGGCGGCAACTGTCATATTTCCTGCTTCGTCCAAAATCGGTTCTTTTGTTTCTTGGTCGATTGCTAACGAATAAAGCCTTTTTTCTCCTTCTTGGGCTTTTCTCGTTACATCATCACGCCAAGCGAAAACGATTCCGTCTGCAGGATTACCCCCAACACATTCGCTCAATCCCTCGTTTTTTAAACAAGGGCAGAAATCATCGCCCCCCGAATTGAATTGAACAATCTTCGAAGCCCTTCCCGACATCGAAGTCGTGTTGAAAAATCGTGTTTGTAAATTATGAAAAATTTCCAATAATTTTATTTTGTGAAACATTTTATTTCCTTTATTGACACAATGGAAGCGTTTCGGGGATTTCGTATGTGTAAGCACAAGGAAGCGTTAAAATCAAAAATGTTTTATCGGGATGTCGTCTTTCGATTGATTCGATTACGAAATCCGTTTCATTTTGGATCTTAATCTTCGGAAATTTTACAACAACAAAATCGCCCGATTTTTTCCGAATATTTTCACTTAATAAAGCGTAAATCTTGAAATGTTCCCCGATTTGTTTACAAGCGAACATTTGAGCCGTGCTTAATAAGTTAAGGGAATTGAAATCGTTTGAATCAATTCTTTTTGTTATCGGAACGGGGAACGGAATTTGAGCCGTCGCCGTATCGGTCGAAGGGTATTGAGAATTTAATTCATAATAACGAGCAAGCCCGACGGTTAAAAATTCCCCTCGAATATCTTTAACACCTAAACAAGCCCCCTCGATTAAATTCAATTTTTCTTGTGTTTCGGGTTTATATCTTCCAATAAAAAGCCCGTCGCCCGTATCGGTTAAAAGCAAGCCACGAGAACGACAAATTCTTCTCATAAATTGCCAAACGGTTTCGCTTTTTTCTGCCGTGAATGAAGTTCCGATTTCGTTTGTGAAAACTTCGTCCAATTCGGCTTCGCCCGAAAAACTGATTTTTTGATTATAATATCCGGCGACTTGTTCCAAAACTCCACGAACCGAAAGGCTCGCAAATTCGAACGGGTTTGGCATATTTGTTTCGGCTAAAACGCCTGCATGCGATTTAACTTCAATTTGAACCCAATTCGCAAAATCCGTTAAACAAGGCTTAATATTTGCAATTCTTCCCTTTAAAAACAATCCTTCTTCGTCGCATACCGTTACGGAATCGCAAAAAGAAAAATTATAATCGATGTCGGTTTGATTAAATACAAAAGAAGCCCCCTTTATGGCTTCCATTCCGTCAAAAAGAGAACATTCCGAAAAATCGTTGTAATTAACTTCGCCGTGTCGAAGATAAATTTCCCCCGTGATTTCAACATCATCGGAGTTCGTTTCGGCTTCTTCAAGAACCAAAACTTTTCCCTCTTCGATGTTGTTGTTCATTTTTGCGATGTCGCCCCCTTTTTCGGGGGTTCCGTAAGCACGACGGGAAATATCGTCCCAAGTATCGCCTGCAGATTTTGAAAATTCTTTATACATATATTTTCACTTCTTTTCCACGCTGAATCAAGAAAAACTCGTCGTCCGTGAAATTATTTGTTCGAATTAAATATTCCAAAGTCGAATCGGGATTTTCTTTGAAATCATCCTTGTAATATTCCCAAGCGAGTTCAATCGGAGTTGTGTCCTCGCTTAATGTGATTGTTTGTTCAACCTTTAATTTATAAGAGCGTTCAAGGATTTCATTCGCCGATGACAAAACAACATCCAAAACATTTCCGTTTCGAATATAAGCATCGCCGAGGTCTGTAATTCTTGAACTTTGTTCATCAACGAAATCATTCCAATCGTCGTTCAGTTCAACGAGTTTTTTCGCCGCTTCAACGGCTTCGGCTCTTGTTTCAAATTCCGTATTCAATAAAGATTCAGAAACCGAAACAATGGCGGAAGAAGCAATCGAATCGTTTAATTTTAATTCGTCGATCTGCTCGGGCGTGTATTCCTCAAAAGAAGTTGATTCCAAAGATGTCGTTTTTAAACTTGAAATCAATGTTTCCCAACCTCCGAAAATTGAAGAATAACCCGAAGGAAGATTGAAAGAATTATCGATGTTTTTTACTTGGCTCGTTAAGTTTGCCGCTTTTGAAAAAATAACGCCGATTTGTGATGTTATTGTAAAAGCGTTCGAAACTAAATTTTGACTCATAATATCCGACATTATGGAATTTATCGAAGTATTTGAAGCCGTATCGAGAGCCGATGAAATTTTCCCCAAAGCCCCTTGAAAATTGCTCGTAAATGTCGCCAATCTTGACGGGGTTTGAATAGCGTTCGCCGTATTTTCAACGGTCGAAGCGAGATTTTCTTTTGTTTGTGAAACAAGAGATTTTATTTCTTTTTGTTTACTTTTTTCGCTTTTCGGGTAAGTCGAAGGCGATGTTTCGTGCCAATTAACGGAAACGATTGTCGCATTTATTCTATCGACAAGCGAATTTTTAACGCCGAAATTTATTACATTAACCGTAAATTCTTCTTCATAAGCGAGTTGAAGTTTAGATTTCCCGATTTCGCATAACGCTTTTCGAAACGCTTTCGCTTCTGAATAATGCTTCGAGCCGATAAAATAACAATCCAAGGAAACATCTCTTCCCCCAACGCCCAAATCCGTAAAAGTGTCGTTTGAATCTCCAACCCTTTTCACGGATGAGGATGTTGAAACGGAAGTATTTTTGTTTTTGCTCGATCCTTTTGTTGAAATCGAGGTTCTCGGATTTTCTTTCACTTCCCCGATGTGTTTTTGTGTGTAACCACTTTCGAGCGTTTTAATCTTGAAAGCATTTCCACTTGGCGAAGTCCAAATAATATCTTGCATTTCATCTAATAATGACATTTTTCCTCCATTAAGCAGGCTTTAAGTTTAAATTACTTGGACTTTGAAGCGTTGTGCTTGTTGAAGCGTTAAAGCCCGTTTTATTATCGATTGTCGTTTTAACTTCGATTTGTCCGTTTTTATTTCCCTTGAATTTTGGCGATTTTTGTTGAACATCGGAACCGTCCACGCCCTCGACCTTAATTCCTCCCCCGTTTTTAATTTGTTTAATTATCGAAGGAAGTTTCAACAAACTTTGAATAATAAAGCCTACCGGACCAAGAGCGGCAAGAATAATATTAACGAAATTTTCTTTAATAAATCCTCCGACTTTTCCGAAAACATCTTTACAAGTCGCCCAAAATCCTGCGAGAAATGTTTTTGTCGAGTTCCACCAAGAAACGATCGTCGCCGTTACTTTATCCCAATTCTTCCAAAGAAGAATTACGGCACCAACCAAAGCCACAACGCCGAGCGTAATTAAACCGACGGGCGACATCAGAAACGCCGCCGTTTGAGCGGCTAACGCCGTAACGGATTTCCAAATCGCCGAAGTAAATGTTCCGATTGATTGAACGAGTTTCGTGTTCATAACAACCGACATTAAACCTCCTTCCATTCGAAGAAGAGCCATTTTTAATCGCCAAATATCGAGAGCCGTTTGAACTAATTTACAAGCCGAAGCAACTCCAACAATGGCAATCGGCAACATCATCAACAAAGGAAGCCAATTATTCTTCACGAAATTAAATACGCCCGAAACCAAATCCGAAACAAATTTAATCGCTTTGAATAAATTATTTATCGAATCAATTACAAAGCCCAACGCCGGAACAATAACCGTTGTCAATAAAGTTTTTATTATCGGCATGCTTCTTTGGAACATTGGCATTATAATCGAATTGAATGTTTTGAATAACGCTTGGAATTTTCCAAATAAAGGCGAACAAATCTTTAAGCCTTCTTCGAAGTTTTTGAATAAAGATTCGAACCCTTTTTCGATCGCAGGGGCGTTTTTCGTGATTGTCGCATTTAACGATTTCATCACGGCGTTATATTTTGGAAGTAATATCGTTCCCAACCTTGTTTCAAGTTCCTTTTTGTTTTCTTGGAACATTCTTGATTGGTTGGCGTAACCTCCACCCGTTCTCAAAAAGTCGCCTTGCGAATTTTTCGTCGAATCCATTACATATTTATAACGAAGTTCGATTTTTTCGCTTTGGCTCATATCTTTAAACTTTTTGCCGATTCCGAGTTTTTCGGCGTATTCTTCGAGGTTTTCTTGTGTCATAACCGTTCCGAGATTTTTCAACGCTTCGGTTTCCCCCGTGAAAATACCTTTTAAGGCGTTCGCCGTTACATCTTGGCTCATATTTTTAAATGAAGCAAGGTCGGCGGATAATTGAGTTAAACTCATCGCCATTTCGGAAGCCCGTTTGGTTGTCATTCCCATTCCTGCCCCCATATCGCCGTATAACGCCGCCGTATCGAGAGCCGTTTGTTGAGCAAGCCCCATTGAACTTATTGAAGTTTTACTCCATTGAAGAACTTCGCTCGCATTTGATTTGAATGTTTCGTTTGTTTTTCCGAGCGTTTCTTGTAAATCGGAAGCCTTTTCAACCCAAGAATTTAAAGTATTGGCAACCGTCCCCGCTACAACTGCAGTTGCAATTCCTTTAAGCGTGGTCGTTACGCTGTTTAAATTTGAGCCGACGGCTTGTGTTTGTGATTTTAATTTATTTAATTGTCCTCCCAAGCCCGAAGCCTTGTTTTTCATATTTTGAAAAACGCCCGACATTCCGTCTTTTGCTTTAAAGGAAGTAAAAACGCTAAATGACTTTAAAGCCATATTTCCTCCAAAATTTATTCTTTTTTAAACTGTTCTTTGTTCATTTCGTAACATCTTTTCCCGAAAAGAATTAAATCGGAAACATCAAGTTTATAAAGCCCCGTTATGGTTTCCCAACCACAAGAAAGCAAAATGTCGCCATAATAAAGCGAAAAAACGAAACAAACTACGAGAAAAAATCAACGCATGCAGAAGCGATTTTCTGATCTTGCCCCTCGATTTGTTCAATCAATGGAATCGGGCAAGCCGTAACGGTTGCGATTGCTTCGATAGCCACGCCCATTTCTTTCTGCTCTTTGAACATTTTCATTTGTCCCAAAGTTAAATGATTTCTATAATACAAAGCATCTCTTTCAAGTTGCCCTGCTTTAACGGGTTTTATTAAATTTTGAACAAGACATCCTTTTTCTTCATCATAATAAACAAGCCCACACATAACGGCTTGAACGAATTTATTGAAAACTTGTTCATTTCCTCCGATTATATCGGTTTTTTCTTCACAAATTGAATCCAAATCAACGCCACAAATTTTATCTTTTATTTCATTGATGTAATTTAAAGCGGCATCTTTTTCCATTACTTTTCTGATTTCCATTTTTGGTTCTCCTTCTTTTTTAAAATGTGTAAATTAACTTTGATTATTTGTGTTTTCAAAAATCAAAAATTATTGAATGTATTCCCATTCTTCAAGTTCTTCATTGTAACGAACTCGTTTATAATCAAACCCAACGATTTTCGTTTGAGAAATTGTCATCGGATTTCCGTTTTCGTCGGTTTTTCCTTCCAAGTGTTTCGGCGTGAATTTGTTTTCAATCAATCTTCCTTTAATTTGAATCCATTCGCCTTCTTTTACTTGGTCGCCGACTTCGGTCGCAAGTTCTCTTGTTTTTGTATTGAAAAAATCAATAAAAAAATTATTCCACTTTTCGCCCGTTTTAACGCCGAAATTGATTGTTGTTACCATTCCCCCCGTTTCAAAACACTTACATTCTTTATATTTCCCAACTTTTCCGAGTAATGAAACGGAATTTGTCAAAATACCCATATTTTCTCCCTTATTTAAGTTTTAACAATATTCATCGGGTTAAGGTCGCCGAAGCGACCTCAAACCGATTCGCTCATTCTTTTGTTCATCAACATAAATGACGAGCGATTAAATTTTTAAAATTAAGACTTTCTTATTCCTGCCCCGTCGGTACAATGAACTTCAAATTCATTTGTTAAGCCTTTTGTTGAAGAAATTTCAACTTCTCCACCAACGACGCTTCCTGTCAATTCGTAAGTTCTCGCAACACATTCCAAAATAATCGGAATATCAGGAGTTGAACAAGCGTTTTTCCAAGCATCTTCCAAGTTTGGAGTTACTTTAATTTTCAACCCTGTTATTTTTGCAAGAACATTTGACATATAAGAATCAGCCGTGCCGTCGCCGAACTCTTGTGTTTCGGTTACTTTCAAACCTCCGTCGATTACATTCGGCTCGGTATCTTTTGGAATAGCGAATTTCGTCCCGTTTAATGTAAGAGAAATCGCATCGCCTTGTTTAGCCATAATTAGTTCTCCTTTTTTTATTTATACAAGGCGATTTAAGGGCTTTAAAAAAGCCGTCGCCTTGTATTTATACCTATTACAAAATAAAGAGGGCTTAAATGCCCTCGTGTGGTTTATCAAAAACAACGCTATTATTGAATTTCAGCGATTAGCCTTTGAAATTAAATCCGACAAAATTTACAAGGTCGAAAATTCTTCCAACGCCTGTAATATCAAACATTGGGTTGATGTTTACACGGTTCGGATTATTTGCATCGATTTCGACTTGTGTATTCTTTTGGGCTTCCGCATAATTTGCGATCAAGCCAGCCATACCCAACAACGAAATTCTTGTATTAACCGCCGCTTTTACATCGTCCAAAGTTCGAGCCGCAGGGTTTGTTGTAATATCGTCTTTTCCGATTAAAATAACTGATTTCCATTCGTCGGAATCTCTGAAAGTTGCCATTAAATCATAAGCGATATTTCCAACAACTGTAATATCACGGTCGAATCTGAATAAAGGATTTGTTTTTCCGATTGGATGATAGAAAGAAGCCAAATCCATTAAACGATAAGAACCGTCGGATTTACGAACAATGTTTGAATATCCTGCCTTTAATAAGCGATTTCTTTCTTGGTAAGTTAAACTTCTTAAATTACCAACATCGCCGACAATTTGAACATTGATCGCATCTTCACGCCTTGCAGTTCCTGTTTCAATCAATGAAGCAACATCCCAAGTCCCTTTTACGGTTTCAGATTCGGGTGCTTGTATTGATGAATAACAAGTTACATATTGAGCGATTAAACCGTCGGTTCTCCACGCTTCGAATTTTTCTTTTAATTCGTCAAGAACTGTTGTTGTTGCGTATTGAGAAATAACTCTTGTAACGCCCAATTCTTCGTTTAATAAGCCCAACACATCATCGCCGTATGTTCCAACGCCGGCAGATTCTGCTGTTCTTGTGATTTCAAAAGAACATCCGTAAACGCTTTCGTCGATTTCGTTTCCTTCTTCGTCAAGAATTGCAAATTCGAAAACGGAATCCGAACCGTTCCATTTTGCCGTAAACACTAATTCTTCTTCATTTATTGTAACGGTAAAAGGAAGTTCCAAATATTCGTCGAGAGTTTCTTTCAACGCTTGGCAACAATCAGCCACGCTCATTCCTTTTGTGAATGTGAATGGGATCGCAGTTTTTTCATAAGCATTCAAGTCTATTCCTCGAACATCTTGGGCAGGGTTATTGTGGAAACTTGTCGCAATTTTTCCAACAACATCTGCCGCCGTTTCGAATGTTAAATCATTTAAAACAAAATAACCGTTGAAAGATTTTAAAATCTTATTTTCGGCATTGATTGTCAATGTTTTAACTTCGCCAACGGCGTTCTTTGGTTCTTCAACGGCGATAAAATAAGTGTCCACTTTTGAGCCGTTTCCTGCTTTTGGGAATAATTTTTTCGCCATTCTATGAAGCGGAGAACCGAAGCCGTAAACTGTGCCTATATCGTCGGCATTACCCGAAGCCAAAACAAGTTCGTTCGTTTTTGCTTTTGAGCCTGTTTGGGCTTGACCAATACAAACAATCAATTCAGGGCGTAAGTTTGCCGCATTTTGTTGATTTCTTTGTTTGACGATAACGCTTGTCGCAGATGCGATAGCAGAAACATCAAGACCTTTTGTAATTGCCATTTTATTTTCTCCTTTAATTCAAAATATTTTTAATAAACGGGTCGATATTCTCGTCCCGAATATCCAAATTCGTATAAAACTCTTTAATCTCGGTTGTATTTGTGTAATGTGTCGGTTCTTCGAACTCGACTTCGAACTCAAATTTTGCCCCGAGAACTGTTCCTGCCGTGTTTTCATTATCGGGCGAAAGAACACGCTTCCAAGATTTTATTTTAAATCCTGTAACAAGCCTATCCGTCGCCGTGTAAATGTTCGTCGCTTCCGAACAAAGAATTTTATATAATTGAGCCGTTAAATAATTTAACCGATCTTCGGCGTTTGAATCTGCCGTTTGTTCTTCCGATTCCTCATTCAAACCGACGGCGTAATATTCAACAACAAGGGTTGCAACGGCTTCGTTATTATAAACATCTTGTTCATCTTCGGGAAATGACATTTCGTTAAAATACACGAACACGCACGGCATATCTTCCACATCGGGGAAGCGAAATCTTTTTGGAAAAACCGTGAAATTTATTATTTGATTTATCCATAAATCTTTCGCCCCCGATTCCTTGGCGAGTTTTTTTTGTGATTCTCGAACATTAACAAGATGTTGAACAATCGAATCCCGAACAAGTGTAAAGTTCATCGGCGTAATTACTGTTTTAATCATTTCTACAAACCTCCCGAACTTTGTCTTTGAACGGTTTTTCCTTCGCCATTCGAAGTCGAAGCAGAAGCCTTAATTAAATACATTCCGAGCGTTCTATCAAGAGCGACATTTTCAATTCGGAATTTTACGGGCGTTCCGTCCATTTGTGGAAAATTGACAATCAACTCCCAAGCCCTCGTCGGCATCAAATCCGTTTGTTCTTTGAGAGCGTTGAAATCGATTGTCAATTCAAAAGAATCACTAAAACAACCCATTCCCGATTCATCGAATGAAACTCCGATAAAACTCGAAAACCCTTTTAATTGAAATCCTGCATGCGATTTCGTTGGTTTCAATATACAATCCACCGAGAAACCGTTCCCCGAGAGAAGAACGGTTTCCTTGTGAATCTTTAACATTTCGTGTAAATTATTAAGCATTTTCCACCTTTAAAGATTAAACGATGTCGTGAATTGTTGCAAAAGAATCGATGTCTGCAGGAATTAAAAGAGGGCGAGATTTAACGCCGTATTTTGTAGTTGCAGAACCGTCATCCAATACATCATAAGCGTAAGGAAGTTGTTCTTTTTTAACTAATTCTAATTTAGCCCCACCGATGCCCGCTTTTGTTGGTGCATTTGTGTTGTTGATTGCCCCATAATAACGAACGAAGTTTGGATTCATTGGAACTAATAAAGCACAACCGTCTGGAATATAACCGAATTTTTGTCCTTCTTTTGCGAAGCCGAAGCCTTTTGGAACTGTGTATTTTTCAGCGTAAGTCCAAACATTAACAAGGTAAGAACCAACGCTTATTCTTCCGTGGAACATAGCCTTCGGAGTTTTTTCGATCGGCATAGCGATGTCGGTTCTTTTAATACCGTTGTTCCAATTTGAACCTTCTTTGAATTTTGCGTTTCCAAGTAAAGCGTTTAAGCCTTTATCTTCAAGGATTAAATTCCATTCAGAAGCGTTGCTTTCGCCGTCTTTAATACAAACATCAATCGCATTTGTAAGAACTGAAATTGGATCGCCGTTTGCAGTATTCCATTTTGCATCAGCAACGGAAATTGTGTGAGTTTCTTTCTTTTTGAAATCAATTTTATTTCCGCCTGCAAGAACGATTTTTCCATAGAACAAACCGTCGGAAGCCTGTTTTTCTTCTGAACGGCGTTGTTTGTTTGAGAAGATTTCTTGACCGTCGTTGATTGAATTGATTATGCTCGCAGTTTTTGCGTATTCGGTTTCGCCGAATTGAGCCTTGAACATATCTTCTTCGGTCAATGAAGCGATGTCGTTGTATTCAGGAACAACAAATTCCTTTTTGTCGTATTCGTCAAGAGAATTGTATCTGCCACCTGTTCCAAGTTTAACATCAACTGAATAATAACTTTCAACTACTCTTCCTTGAAGTTCAACTTTGATTCCGTCTAATAATTTTGGTTGAAATAGGTTCGCAAGAAACATTGAAGGTTTTTGTTTTTTGTCGAAACCAACTTCCATCGCTTTTTTAATAACTGCTGTCATATTTATTTCTCCTTTTTTTAAATTTCTACATTTCAATTTTTAGTTTTATCGGGAACTTTATCGAATTTCCGTTTTGACTATTCAGCCAAAGCAGAAGCGTTTGTCAATTCTTCAACATTTACAAGACGGAAGTTATTTACTTTTAAAGCATCTAAAACTTCAACCTTTGTCGCATCTTCTGAATTAACGAAAATTAAGCCGTTTTTATCAACAACGCCCGAATCAAATACACGAACGCAGTCGATTGTTGTAGGGCTTGAATTTTCATTTGTTACATTAGCCGCCAAAATGTAAAGAGGTGTTGAATCAGCAACGGTGCTTGTGTAACCTGTTAAAGCCCCGTCTGCGTTTCTTCCTAAAACTGTTCCGATTTTGTAAGTTGTGTTCGCCGGAACTAAAACGCTTGCATCAGCGTAAACGCCGTCGTGAAAAACTTTTGAATTGTCAATGTGTGTCATTTTTATTTCTCCTTTTTTTAATGATTACAACGAAAAACGGGTTAAAACCCGTTTGTGATAGATAGAGGATATTAGATAACTAAAACCTACTTAATGCCCATAGCCTCGATTAAAGCGTTGAACTTTTTGTCGTCGGCTTCTTTTTGTGCTTGGGCTTTTTCTTCTTCGGTTGGTTCTTTGCCGTCGCCGTCGCCTTCGCCTTCTGGTGCGTGAGTTTCTTGTTTTGGATCTACTTCTGCAGGATTTTCTTCTTCCATTTCAGCAATTTGTTTTTTGTTTGTTCTTGCTTCTAAAATAGATGCTTGGAACTCATCGTCATTCACGCCAACGCCGTCGTTGATTGCCTTAATAACGGCATTTTTATCAACATCGATAAACTTCATTAAAGAAGCAACTCTTTTTTGTTCGGCTTTTTGACCTTCTGATTTTGCTTCATTGTAAATTGAAGCGTTTTGAACTTTTAATTCTTCTAAACTTTTGATTGTCATTTCTTTTTCTCCTTTTTCTTCTTTTATGTCGTGATTGCCTGTTTCTTTTTGGATCGAGCCGTTCGGGTTCGATTTAATCAACGCCGCCACTTTGTCGATGTCATCGTTGATTTTTAAAGCCTTGATTTTTGATTTCGCTTCATCCATTCTCAAACGGAGAGCGGCGATTTTAATTTCTTGGCTTTCTTTTGTTGATGTTTCTTCTTCGCTTTCGCTTTCGGAATCATCAAGAATTTTTCCAAGTTTTTTCAAATCTTTTCCCATAAACCAAGTTTCTTCATCCATAATTGAACGAATTTCGGCTTCCGTGAAAAGATTTCTTTTTACGAACTCGGAAGCGTAAAGTTCCGACATTCCTTTTAAAATGTCGGCTTCTTTTTGCATTGCTCGGTAATCGCCTGCAGTTATACTCCAAGGATTATGAAGAACAACGATTGAGTTCGGTTCGAACTCGACTTCTCCGTCGCCTGCTAACATAATGTAAGCCGCCATTGAAGAACAATCGCCAACTACATGCATTCGGCATTTTCCTCGATCGTATCTTTTTATAGCGTTGAAGATTGAAATTCCGTGAAAAACGGAACCCCCCGGAGAGTCGATTTCGAAATCTACATCGCCCGAAACTTTTGAAAGTCTTTCGGCGAACTCAATCCCGTTTATATCTGCCCCGATTACGCCTTTAATTTTAAAAGCCATTCCATAACCTCCCGATTATCTTACGAAGTTACATCCTGTGCATTTGCCGTTTTCAACACGAGAACCGCAAATATGACAAATTCCCGTTTTGCCTTTGTTTAAATCTTCTTTTTGAGGAACTTTTTCGCCTGCGATTAACTCTTCGGCTTCCTCGTTTGTGATTTCTTCGGCATCGTTTGGTAATTCGTCGGTTTTACCTTCGAGAAATTCTTTCGCTTCGTCGCTTAAACCTTCGGGAAGTTTTTCTTCGGTTGCTTCCTCTTTTTTCTCTTCGGTTGCTTCCTCGGTTGTTTCTTCGCCTTTTTGTTCATCGTTTGAAGCGTTTTGTTCATTTTCTTCGGCTTTTTGTTCATCATTTAAGCCGTTTTGTTCATCGTTTGAACCGTTTTGTTCATTTTCGCCGTTGTTTTGTTCTTTTAATTCGGCGATCTTCTTTTTCAATGTTGAAACTTTATAGCCTGTCAAAACGCCTTTGTTTAAACCAACGGCGAACGCTTCGCTTAAAAGTTCCTTTTGTTCTTTTTCGGGTAATTCCGAAACTTTGATGTTTTCATCTGACATTTTGTGTTCTCCTTTACCTTTTGTTATTTTTTACATCTGCTTCCGTGTCATCGTCGTTCGATGTTCCACCGTCGGGTGCGAATAATGTTTCAAAATTCAATCCGGCTTTTTTTATTTTTTCTTCCTCGATTTTTCGGCGTTCAATTATTGAATCGAAATCCGATGTAATCCCCAAATCAGCCAAAGCCTGTTCGAATGTTGTCAATCCACCTTTTAATTTTGAAAGAACGGCGTTTACTTCTTTTACTTCGTCGATGTGTGGAATTTTTATTCCGACAAATCTCGCCTTCGTGTAAGCGTTATCCAAATAACCTTCGTCGTTTTTTAATTCCAAATATTTCGGGGCTTGAATATTTCCTTTTAAACATTCAAGTTCGAAATGTTGTTCATAAACGGGTTGGTAAAAATTATCAATAATCGTAAATTGGCGATTATTTTGAAGAATAACTTCAAACATTTTCAACGCCGCTCTTGAAGCCGAGAAGTTGTTCGAGAATTGCATCAAGGCAACTTCGAAAGGAACTCCAACCGAAGCACAATTATATTTCATTGAACCATCCACGAACGCCGTATAATTTACATTCGGGCGTTTTGTATCGAACGAGTTTAATTTTTGTCCCTTCGGCATGTGGATAAACAAGCCCGAAGCGATTCGTTTCAATGAACTTTTAAAACGCTCAACGCCTGCCGTGTCGCCTTGGTTTTCAGTTGAACCCGAAATTCCTTGATTTTCCAACATACGGGCAACGCTCGGAATTGCTTTAATCGGATTAACTCCCGAAGATTCTTTGTCCTGTTCTACCCAAGCCGCAAATTTTGCGTTTGTTTCTGCCGCCATAACTTCGGAATTTGAATACTGTCCGATTTTATTCAATTTCTGCATTATAGCCCCGAGAATTGAATACGAACGGGTTGCGTTAAGCCTTTTAATGCCACAAGGAACAAGCCAAGCCGTCAAGCGACCTTTTGAATCTCTCGCTTTAATATATGTTTCTTTTCCGTCTTTGCCTTGAACATAATATCCGAGGGGTTTTTCGTCTTTGTCGATTTCCACCCCGTCAATTATTTTGTTTCCGTTCGTCGATTGGCTCTTGGAAGAATCAACGGCTAACCCGTTGATTATTTGATATTCAAGAAAGCCGTTTTTAACCCTTTTTACAACAAGAACATCGCCTGCGATAATCCCGTTAAAGAAAACCGACCTCGCCAAAGCGTGGATATTTTGGTCTTTTGTAATTGAAATATTTTTGTCGGATTCAACCAAACTCCATAATTCTTGAATATTTTTCGCAAAATTTTCGGGAAGATCTATCCCGAACATTCTTTTCAATAATCCTTTTAATGGCGTTGGGTGTAATCTTAAACCCGTTCCGACAACAAACTCGGTCAATCTCAAAACCATAATTTTGGTAAATTCGTTTATTGTAACGAGGGTATAAGCCCTGCGAGCCAATTCGTAATAATCGACATCGTAAACATAACCCGAATAATTGAAAGCCCCGATTTCTTGTTCGCCGTCGAATGTATCGCCCCAAAATGTTCCTGCAGGATAAATCGCCGCTTGATGAACCGTTTCTTTTTTCTTATTCATAAATCCAAAAGGATTTCTCAAAACATTTAAAGCCATTTACATTCCTCCTGCATCTCGAATAAAGGTGCAATGCGAACCGCTTCCGTATTCGATTTCTTCTTGTAAAAGTTGTTTCCAATAATTCAACTCGGTTCTTATTGATGAAAGCGATGCTTGTTGAACCGTTGAAGAGCCTTGTCCCGAATTTAATGTGTAAGATGTAACGCCCCCCGATTTTACGGCTCTTAAATACGCTTCGTTCAATGCCGAGATATTTTCTTTTATTTGATTAACGGTAAATCCCGTAACGCTCATTTAAAATCCTCCTTTTATAAGTTTCTAATTGCTTTTAAATAATCAAAAACGCTTCTCGGATCGGTTTTTTCAAGTCCCAAAACATAAAGCGAAACATTTTTAATATACAAATCAGCCGCCGCCAAATTGTAAACATTCAAGTCGAACGCTTCGTTTCGCCCGTGTTGAACCCATTTTATTTTTACATTTCCTCCTGCCGTCGTAACTTTTGTTCGTTGCTCGGTTGTGAGTTGTCGGAAATATTCGTCCGAATACGAATTGGCGAAAGTGTGCCACCCGTCGGGATAATAAGAATCGTTCAACGGTTCTTCTTGGGAAAAGAAACGAGCCAAGATGTTTTTATACAAATCGACATAAATTTCAATAAGCGAAATATAATTGTAATCTTTCAACTCGGCGACTTTGATTTTTTCTTTCACTCTGTCCGTTACGGCTAAACCTTTTAACGGAAGAATTATCCCGTCCCCGAATGTTTCGCAAAAATCATAAACTGCCGATTGAGTTTCCCCGTCGCCGGAGTCCACGAGTTGAATATCGATTTTTCTTCCGTCCGTGAAAACTTCGTCTTTAATCGCTTTGAATTGTTGCCAACAAGGGTCGTAAATATCCTGCGTGTTTCCATAGAAAACCCGATGTTCAATTCCCCAACAACGGAACCGATCGCCGTATGCTTTAATCTCGGCTTCAATACGATTCCGTTGAACATCGGCGGCACAAGTCATAAATAACGCTTCTTTTGGAACGATATTCGCCGTCATTGTTTCATCTTTTAATCGATGAACTTGTTGATATTCAACGCCCCCCGTTCTTTCTTCGAACGGAAGCCCCAAATCCAAGTTATAAAAAACTTGAAGTTTTTCGGGGTTTTTTCCTGCTTCAATAAATCTTTGAACAATACGCCACCAAGGACGGGTTAAAGAATACAAAGCCGAAATGTGATAGGAAACATAATGAGGAACTTTGGAATTTGCCGTCGGCTTCCAAACGCCCTTCTTTTCCATTGACCTTTTATAATGTTCTTTGAAATCTTCCCCACAATGACGGCAACGATAACGAACGGAAGAATAATCGCCTTCTTGACATTCTTCGGCGTTGAACATAATGCCGAACGGTTTTGTTTTCGTTTTTCCGTTTATTGTTGCTTTTTCATCGGGATATAAACCCCCGTCGGCTTGAAAGAAAACAAGTTCTTGAAGTTCGCCACAAATAGGGCAAGGAACAAAAAATTTTCTTTGGTCGCCTTTGAGATAATGAACATAAATCTTCGAATTGTGTTTCAAGGCAGGCGTTGAGTTGTAACAAATCTTTCGCCCTAACTCTGAATAAGCATCGGTTCTGCTTGTTGCGATTTGAACGGGTTCGCCCTCGTCCTTTATTTTGTCGGGATAGCCGTCCAATTCATCCAAGAACAACTTTTTAATATGGGTTGAACGAAGTTCTTTTGGGTTATTTGCAGAAACGAATTTTAAAAATCCTCCTTTAAATTCCAAAAGAGAAGCCGTGTCGCCCGTTCTTCTTGTGTTCCTGTTGTCGGTTTCTGCCGTGATTTTTTCTCTCAATCCCGAATTATCAATCAAACCGTCGATTTTAATTTTTTTATATTCTTCGGCTTGGTCTTTATTCGGGAAAACAAACATCATCGGGCAAGGATCGAAATCCACCGAGTAACCAATAGCGTTCTCAATAACCGAAGTCGTCAAACCTAATTGAACGCCCTTCATAATGGCGATTTCTTGGGTTGGATCGTTTTTGGAAAAGCGATCAACAATTTCTCGACAAAACGGTGCGTTGTCAAATTCGAATAAACCACTTCGCCCCGAAGCCTTTGAATCTAAATAACGGTTTATTTCTGCCCATTCTGAAACAAGCATTAAAGAGTTATTCGGAATTAAGGTTGAAACAATGGCGAAAATTTTATCAATTTGTTTTGATTTGCTACTCATTTTCGCCCTCGTAATATTTCTTCGCCGCTTCTTTTGCCGATTGAAGTCCAAGTTTTAAGGTTTGGGAAATCTTTTGAGTTAAAAATTCGACAATTAACTCCTTCGGATTTTCTTCGGCTTGAACTGTTTTTATAATATCGCCTGCGTAAATGTTCGGAATTTCCGTCAAGCGTTTAATCATATCGCCGAAGATTTCTTGAATACATCTATTCAAAACATCGGTTTCGATTACTTCTTTTTTCTCTTTGGCGATTTTTAATTTTGTAAGTTCCGACTTTTGTTGTTTTTCTTCAAGTCGAGCGTTCAATAAATCGATTTCGAGAGCGAGTTGGTCTGCAGATTTTTGGTTCTTTTGTTGCTTCGATGTTTCGACAACCTTTTCGCTTTTACCTTTTTTCGCTTGTAATCGGTTTATTTTTTCCTCTCTCTTTTGGCAATATGAAGCATTTTCTTCGTCGTTTGTGTCGATTAACCCGTCTTTATTGAGTTTTATTTTTTTCTCTCGAATTAAGCGACAAACTGCCGATTGAGAATTGAAATTATAATGTTTTTCAAACTCTTCTTTTGTTAAAATCATTTGTTAAATCCCCGAAGAGCAATTCAACGGGGATTATGTCGAATCGCTCTTCAACTTTTCAAATTTTTTGACATTTCTTTAATCAACCTTTTCTCGGCTTCATTCTTGAAAATTTCGCCGCTTTTTTCTGAAACCTTCTTCGAAGCAGGTTCCAACATTGGGCGTTTGTGTAATTCCTGTTTTTTATCCTTAAAGGAATAAAGCAGTTTCCCCGAATGTCCTTTTATTTTCTTTGTTCCGTCTTTTTTCTTAATCGTTCCCGTGTCTTTGAATTGAAAAATCCCGAATTTGTGTCTTGAAGTTTCGCCGTCGGGAATGAAGTTTATTGTTTTATGTGTATTATGAACAACGGCGATCGCTTGGCGAAATTGCTTCGCAACATCTCCCTTGACGGGATGTTTTGCGATTTCTTCAATTCTTTTTGCGTTTGTTCGGGCGATTAAATTTTGTTTCGGAACGGTTTTCTTATAACTTCCTCCACGAGTTGTCTTTGTTGCTTTTGGTGTATATTTTCCCTTTGAAACAAGAGTTTCGCCAAACTCCTGCTTTCTTAATTGGTCGGTTTCTTTTCCGTAAAATTCCGAGCGTTGCCCTGTTACGGCTTCAAGTTTCTCGATGTTTTTTTCGGAATTATTGCTTTTATCGTAACCGATTGATTTTATTACAATGTTGTTCTTCGGCGTTCTGATTGTAAGTTCGCTTCGAACTTCCTTTTTGTAATTAACCATTGTTTCGTATGCTTCGGCGTTCAAGGTTCCTCGGATTGTATCGACAAGGGCGTATTTATGAACATTGTTCAAATTTTCTTCAAATTGCTTAAAATCCTTGTCGTCAATATTGAACATCTTTAAAACTCCGTAAATAATCGCATTTGTGCTTGAACCGTTTTTAATCTTTCAACGCTCGATTTGTAATATTCTTCGTCTTTTTCAACGGCGATAAAATCCAAGCCGAGGTTATGACAAGCAACGGCAGTTGTTCCCGAACCCGAGAAAAAATCTGCTATTAGCAATCGCCCCCCCCCCGCAAGGTCGCCCACATA